AAGAAGCCCAGGCGCACTTTGGCAATCAAACCACTTTTCCCCCGGTATTTGTTTGTTAATGTAGACCAACACCAGCTCTGGTCCCCAATACAAAACACAAGGGGAGTTTCCTACATTCTTTCCTGGCATGTAGTTGAGAACGAGGATACCGAAGACGAAGTTGAGTACAACGCTCCTGCCCCTATCTCATCAAAACTGGTCAACCAGTTACGAAAGACTATCTGGCATGAGACCAAAGACACTTTCGCCAGGATACACGCAGACACTCGAGTTAAAGTAATTGCTGGCGCCTGGTGGGGACATCAAGCGTTGTGCACCTGGACCGATGGTGAAAGAGCCAAGCTGTTGTTTGAGTTGTTTGGCCGGCAGTTTGAAATAGAGTTCTCAGTGGATCATCTGGAGATTGTTTAGTGACTGAGCGTGTTCCCCTCAGCGATAAGGTAAAAGAGGCGCTCTCGCGCTCGATTAAGCATGGCAGCGGTAGTACTGGCCGGCCACGCGGCTCACCTAGTCGTATTCCTGTTGCTGAAAAGAAACATGCGCTTTGTCAACTAGTCGAGAATAGGGTAACAGGACGTCCCACCGAGTACAAGCCCGCTTACTGCGATTTGGTTTACAAGTTTCGGTTGCTGGGTCTAGGTGAGGAAAAAATAGCTGACTTGCTCGAGATTTCGTTGTCCACCTTCCGTTTTTGGCGGGAAAAGTATGTAGACTTTTTAAGTGCGTGGCGTGCTGGCGGGGAAGAAGCTGATGCAAAACTCGTCCAGTCGATGTATCATCGGGCGATGGGATATAGTCATCCCGCCGAAAAGATTCAATTCGACAAGGATGGGAATGAGCTTCGGGCGGAGTACACCGAGTATTATCCGCCAGACACAGCCGCTGGCGTGTTCTTGTTGACTAACAGGCAGCCGCAGCTGTGGCGCCGCAGGGACCTCCCCACTGGAGACCCCGGTGAGTTGCCTGGCCAGATTACAGTCCGCATCATTGGTGGCTTGCCAGATGCCCCGCCCGAGAAGAAATAGCTTGTGCCTATCCCAGTCATCCAACTGCCCACTTTGCACCCCGGTCAAGTCGAGGCATTCAACAAGACTCTGGAGCACGACTACGTAGCGATCCGCTGTGGTCGGCGCTGGGGCAAAACACAATTGTTGGAAACTATCGCCTGCGATTCCGTGGTTAAGGGCTACCCAGTCGGCATCTTCGCACCAGACTATAAGATTCTGTCCGAAACTTACTATGAGATGCTGACGATACTACAGCCCATCAAAGTATCAGCGTCGCGCATCGACGGCATCATCCGTTGCACGACAGGTGGGAGGGCTGACTTCTGGACATTAGAGAATGAGCGCGCCGGCCGGTCGCGGAAATACAAGAAGGTCTTGATCGACGAAGCGGCCTTCGGTAAAGCTAACATGATGCAGATATGGGAGCAGGCCATAAAGCCCACTCTCATCGACTTGTCCGGCTCCTGCCTGGTTGCCTCGAACACCAACGGTTCCGACCCTGACAACTTCCTCTATCAGATTTGCAACGATCCCAAATATGGCTTTGTTGAATACCAAGCGCCGACGCACAACAATCCCTACCTGCCGATGCGCCATGCGCATGAGACCGATGACGAATACGCCGCCAGGCGCAAGTTCGAGCTGGACAAGCTGCAAGCCAGCAACCATCCGCTAGTCTATCAGCAGGAATACCTAGCCGACTTTGTTGATTGGAGCGGTGTTGCCTTCTTCGAGAAGGAAAAGCTGCTTGTTAACGGAGAGCCGGTCGAGCTTCCCACTTCCTGCGATCAGATATTTGTCATTATCGACTCCGCAGTCAAGACCGGCAGTGAGAACGATGGTACTGGCGTTAGCTACTGGGCATACACCGAGCGTCACCCGATCCCACTAATTTGCCTTGATTGGGACTTGGTGCAAATCGAAGGCGCCTCGTTGGAGGTCTGGATACCCTCCGTTTTCGAGCGCGCAGAGCAGTACGCCAAGCAGTGCGGCGCGCGGATGGGCTCACAGGGCGCCTGGATCGAAGACGCCTCTAGCGGCACCATACTATTGCAGCAATGCGCCAACAAGGGGTTGCCTGCGCAAGCGCTCCCCGCTGCAATGACAGCCGCCGGCAAGGATGTGCGCGCAATCAACGCATCGGGACCCGTCTATCGGGGATTGGTTAAATTCGCGCGCACCGCTTGGGATAAGGTGACGACATTCAAGGGCGTCACGCGTACTCACATGACGGCGCAGGTATTCGGATTCCGGGTCGGCGATAAGGATGCAGCTCGGCGGGCAGATGATTTGCTCGACACGTTTTGTTATGCCGTGTCGATCAGCCTTGGTGATAGCGAAGGGATCAGCTAGGACATCGTCGAGCAGGCGTAGACGACGAAGCATAGCGCGGCGAACAGTACCCAGCCGATGACCATACGCACCGGCCTGAACATGCACAGGAAGATCAGCAGCAGGAAGCCGGGACCGATGATGATCATGGTTCCGGGACTTTACTGACGGGAAGGTTGACGATCGTGGTCCGGCCATCGGTTTCGGTGTGCGGCGGGTAGGGGATGGCTCTTTCCTGATCGTGCCGGTCGTATTCGGCCCTGGCATTATCGCTCTGCCTTTGATCGGCTAGCTCGTTAAGATTCTTGATTTCTGCTGCTGCCGCTTCCAAATAGGCGCTGATTATTTCCCGCGTCATTCGTCTGAGATCGCTTCGTTCGAGCGGCCCATACCCGACGTCAGGAAAAGCCCATGCCTTCGCAACGTCCACTGCCTGCGTTAATGGCGACTTGATCCTTATCATATCGGTGACTCCTTCCTGCCTCTACTATACCGCGTCCCCCCAGCCTTGTAAACGGATGCCTGAATGAGTGGTTTTGGCGCAGATATGAGTGAGGGCGGCACTGGCTTTACCCAGGCTGGTTTTACCGTGTCGCTCGGCAGCCCGCTCATCGACTTGTTATCAGCTGAGCAGATCATCCCCGGCTCGCCGGCATCGTACCATGGTCGAGCGTCGACCCTTTCCTGAGCGTCGGGAGTTCTACGTTTACGTAATCTTTCGTGAGAATGGCGCTCCCTGTTATGTTGGGAAAGGAAGGAAAGGTCGCTGGCTTGACCATCAGCGGAAGGCGCACAATCCGCATCTTCGTAGGATTTACGCGAAAGCTGGTGGGGCGTTGCCGGTGGCTAAAGTGCGAGTTGACCTGACGGACACCGAGGCTTGCGCAACAGAGATTGCGTTAATCGCTGCTATTGGTCGCGGGCGAGACGGTCCTTTGGTTAACATGACAGATGGCGGAGATGGACTGAAAGGCTGGGTTCCCTCGCAGGAGACGCGCACTCGGATCTCCGAAGCCAATACGGGGCACATCACCTCTGCTGAGACGCGCGCCAAGATGAGCGCCGTTAGGGCGGGAAAGCCGATGTCGAGTGAGCAACTGAAGCGGATGATGGTGGGTCGGCATATTTGGCTTTCCAGCGAGGGCGCGCATGAGAAGCTGTCCGATGCCGCTCGAAAGAGATGGAGTGATCCGGAGAAGCGGGCCAAGCAAGCTGCGTCTGTTGCGCGATCTCATGACGAGATGTCTATTGAGAAGAAGGTCGCTCGTAGCGCCGCCATTAGCGCCGGAACCAAGACCGCTTTCCTAGACCCCGCACTGCGAAAAAAGATCAGCGATGCCCGGTGCGGGAAGCCGCTTACTCCTGCGCAGGTAGACGTCTTGGTTCGGATGGCAGAGGCGAACCGAGGATCAGGTCGCCCTCGGTCAGAGTTGCAAACGCGAGCTCTTGCTTCGATGCATAGTAAGAATGCAGGCAGGCATCACTCGGAAGAGACAAAGGCTAAAATGCGGGCTTCTCATGCGCGTCGTCTGGGTCTTCTGCAAGAGGTTGGAGTAAGCCAGTGAGTGGGTTTGGGACTGATACCGTTGAGGGAGGTAGCCAGTTTACAGAGGCTGGGCTGACCACTCGGATCAATTCTAAGCTGATTGCACTCCTTACCGCCGAAGATATCATTCCAGGGTCCCCTGCCTCTTATCAATTATGTAAGGAGCTACTAACATATCATCCGCTCGGCGCCAAGATGGCGGAGAACCCTATCGCTCTGGCGCAGAGCCAAGAGCGTGAGATCACCGTCTCCGGCGGACCGGAAAGCCGTCTGGTGCCTGCGTTCAAGAAGGAGTGGAAGGAAACAGGCGGCATCGCGGATGTAACCGGTGGTCCGGTTGGCGCCGATGCGATCATCTTCAATCTGTACCGCACTGCTCGGGCATATGGCATCGCTTCGCTGATCGTGGGCGACCGCAAGAATCCGATGGGATCGGAAGCGCCGCTTGATCTGCCGAAGATGCATGAGACCGATCCCTACTACAATGTGCTCGACCCGTTGAATACCGCCGGCTCATTGGTGTTGGATCAGGACCCCAACAGCCCCAACTTCCAGAAGCCGCGCTCGCTGCGTGTTGGCAGCCGTACCTATCATCCGAGCCGTTCGATTGTCGTGATGAACGAAGCGCCGATTTACATCGAATTTACCAATTCGGCGTTCGGCTTCGTCGGCCGCAGCGTTTACCAGCGCGCTTTGTTCCCGATGAAGACTTTTGTGCAGACGATGATCACCGATCAGTATGTTGCGGTGAAGGTTGGGCTGCTGATCAACAAGGTGAAGGCGCCTGGCCCGATCATCAACAGCCGCATCCTGGGCTTCTTCGGTTACAAGCGCCAACAGCTCAAGGCGGGCGTGACCGGCAACGTCCTGACGATCGGCCACGAAGACGAGATCCTCTCGCTCAACTTCCAGAACCTCGAAGGCCCGGCCAAGTTCGCGCGTGACAATGCGCTGCTGAACACAGCGATGGCCGCTGGCATGCCGGCTAAGCTGCTCAATCAAGAGGAGATGGTCGGCGGAATGGCAGAGGGCAGCGAGGATGCCAAGCAGATCGCGCGCTACATCGACCGCGTGCGCATTGAGATGGCGCCGGCCTACAGCTTCTTCGACCGGATTGTGCAGCGCCGCGCCTGGAGCCCTGACTTCTACAAGACCATCCAACGCGATTTCGAGGAGTACCGCAAGGTGCCCTACGAGACCGCGTTCTATGCCTGGGTGAATGGCTTCAACGCGACGTGGCCGAACCTGCTTGCCGAGCCTGACAGCGAGCGCATGAAGTCGGAGGAGATCCGCTTCAAGTCTGTTGTCGCGCTGGTCGAGTCGATGTCGCCGCTGCTTGATCCGAAGAACAAAGCATCGCTCGTGGCCTGGTCAGCAGACGAGATCAACAGTCGGCGCGAGTTGTTCTCCGCGCCGTTGATCATCGACGAAGAGGCGCTGGCCAACTACGTGCCACCGCAACCGATGATGGAGAAGCCTGAGCAGGAAGAAGAGCCGAAGCCGTTTGGGTCGACGACATAACTGATGCCTCCCCAGCCTTACACATTCGGCCGCTTGCTCGCGGAAGCTATCGCTGAGCTGTCGAGCACTGGCTACGTTAGCCCCGAGCGGGTAAACGAGTGGGTAGTCAAGCTGCGCAATGCCGCCGAGCGCGAGTTCGGGCCAATCGAGCGGATTGACGATGACGTGCGGTTGCGCCTGGAGTCGATCTTCAAGAACCTGACCGATGCTGGCAAGATCGCCGACTACGTGCCCGGCATATCGCGGCTCACGATCGGCATGGTCAAGCCGGGCCTGCGCGCCGAACTCGATCGCCGCATCCTCGCCGCCACCGACCTGATCAAGCTGAACCGCAAGCAGGCCATCGAGACCACGCTCGCCAGGCTAGTTGGATGGTCCACCTCGATCCCGCCTGGCGGTTCCGGCGTCATCGATAAGCGCGCTGTGCGGACGGAGATCGGCAAGAGCGTGGCGCAGGTCAAATACGAAGCACGACGCGTAAACATCGATCAAAGCGCCAAGTTGATTTCGAACATCGCCGAGATCGTCGCGATGGATAACGGCGCCATCGCTGGCATCTGGCACGACCACGGCGAGCATGACAAAAGCTATGATTATCGGCCCAATCATCTTGCGCGATCTGGCAAGCTCTATCTGGTGCGCGACTCCTGGGCGATCACGCAAGGCTTGATCAAGCGGGGCAGCGCGCCATACACCGACGAGATCACCAAACCTGGCGAGGAAGTCTATTGCCGTTGTTACTACGTGTGGATCACCTCGCCCCGCCGGCTGCCCTCCGAGTTGCTGACGATACGCGGCAAGGAATGGGTCGAGCGCGGCAGGCAGGCCGCTGAACTGAGGGTTGTCGCATGACCTTCGACGACTACACCAACCA